CATAGCCCTTCCAAAAAATAGAAGGTCATCCAGCGTCCATGCCATAAGCGTTTCGTAAGGGATGTTTGGGTCGGGTCGGCGTAGCCAAGAACGTGGTGCAAGCTCGATTTCTTCCATTTCACGATCGGTTTCGTTCCACTGTTCGCGGTACATCTTCAAACGCATTGCGGCAATAACGGAACAATGCAAATCTCTGGCACGGCTAACGGCTGCAACTTGCATGGCGCGGTTGCGGGCTTCGCCTTCCTGGTAGGCGTAGTACTGGCCGATCATGCCGACGCCACCGTTGGTCGGTGCGTTGCCACCGTAGGTGCCACCAACGGCTGCTTGTTTTTCAACGGCAGGACTGATTGCTGCTTTGTTCACTCGATTGAATAATGCCATGAGATGCTTTCGGTAGGTGGTGCCTGCCTGCCCGACACAGACAGACACCTAGCGTGAGTGTACTTACCCTGTGATGACCAGCATGGGTTTTGTTGCTTGCTTTGGTTTGCTGACAAGTGCCACGGCCCACGCCATGCACCGGCACAACTCGATTGGGCCTGGCGATTTTTGCGATGACAGAACGACGCCTTGCGCCGTTTTGGTAATGACCGCACGGCATACATGTTCTGCAAGCATTTTTTCACCGTTGTGGCGCACCTTGCCTTCAAGAATCATTGACCTGACAAGGCTAGAAAAGCGCAGCAGTTCGCCGTAGCCAACGGTCTGGTATCGGCGTTGAAGATTCATTGGTAGATGGATTTCCAATGTTGGCGTGATGGCCAGCTGCACTTTTTGGTCAGTCATGATGC